GGGACTGCGCCAAGCGAGATACCGCTGGATGAGTGGATAGAGAAGGAAAAGGCTCCCACCCCCAAGCGTTAGCCTGAGAGTGGGAGCCGGGGTTCGGGTCTGCCCCCTTGGATGAGGGGAAAGGGTCAGAGGCCCCAAACCGAACGGTGCTGATCTTCGATGAACTTGGCTTGTGCCTCATCGACACAGCGCATCTGGAAGATCTGCGTATCAGTTGAGTCGCCATCCGGGCTGGCGAACCAGAGGTGTAGGTACTTACCTACGACTTCGGTTCCGGTCAGTGTTCCCTTCATGCGGACTCTCGGCCTTGCTTGTGTTGTGTTCATCCTTGCTTGCCCCTTTCAGGCTCGCTATCCCTTGTACTGTCTAATCTAGTCTTTATTGGGACCAGCGACAACCTTTGTGGCATTTCTTTCTGAGAAGGATCTTGCGCTAAACTCATAGAACGGCGAACCGGTCAACTCCTCGGGAGCTGCCAGAGAAGTCCCTCCGCTTTCAGAGTGGGGGGACTTCCTCTTGCTCATAGCTTCTTCGTCTTCTGAACAGTTATCAGCTTCTCGAAGTACTCACGTCGCCGGGTGTCCGCTTCCTTCTTCCTGCGGTTCCGACGTTCCCTCTTCGGAGAACTCAACTTGTTCCTCCGACGCTGGTGCGCCTTATTCTTGACTTTCCTCATGATCCGATACTAGGGCGAAGACCTTATGTGGGGGCGCAACTGTTGGATCTTTGAGCCACGAGCAGGAAACCTGCTTCCACCCAACCGCCTCTACCTCCCACGCCCTGTTCTTCACGGACACGACATCTCCGACCATCATCGAGCGGACAGCCAACGACAGATCAGTCAAGCCGTCAATGTTCTGCATCTCCAACCAGACATACTCCAACACGCTCTCTGGGCGAGGACAACGAAGCTCACCTCTACGCCATCTCCACCCCGGGCGCTTGTTCTTTGGGATCTCGAACCGGTGAACTTCAACCAGGGAGTCGGGGCCCCCAAGCTCTGGGGGAGCTAGTGGTGAGGTCGCAAGCCAGCTTGGATCTTTGCGGTAGTAGACGGTCGCTTTCATCACTTACCCCCAAGGTGCGGACCGGAAAGGCCAGCCAGAACCTCTGTCCTCAACGTATCACGGAGGAGCTTTCGGCGAGTCTTCAAGAACTCAATCATGTCTACTGGAGCCGCGTCATCCAACGCGAGGATGATTCGGTCGTACTGCTCGATCTCCAAGATCAACGACGTTTGAGTCGTGTGATTCATCGGGTCACCAGTCCAACCTTCACGGCGTATGCCCATGGTGCGTCCTCTGGTCCAACGTTGGAATCCGTTACCCACGTCTCACCTCGATGGCAGTCCTGACAGATGCGCCACGTTCCACGAACCGATGACCCCTTGTACCTGTGCGAACAGTTGAGATCTCCATGTCGCTTGGGGAGAACACGCCACGTTCCACGACGATGATGTTGAGTCGTGAGCGGTCCCCTAGGACGGACACCGGTTGCCTCGTCACCGTTACGTTCTGATGCGAGTCTGCGAACCACGAACGTGCGAACTCCTCGTCGGGCTCGATCCTCGCCGAGTTCCTTCTTCACTTCCCGCTGGAACGCACGGCCAACCGTTGATCGCTCAATGGGCGCACGAACGGTGATCTCTTGACCCATGAGTCGAATCAGTTCGCATCCGAATGAAATCATGAACCAGTTCCGGCTGTCCATCTTCTCGCACATTTCAGCGTCTACGTCGATTTCGACAAGCTTGCTCGTTCCCTCTCCGGGGCCCGGGCCGTATCCCGTACTCTCGTACACCATGGTCGTCGTCGGCATTGTGTTTAGGCTATCTGGCTGATCCGGACGAGGGAGCCCTTCGTCGTTGTCCACCCGGCAGCTCCAGTAGTGCATCGGGAACACGTCATGGGCCGGATGGGCAACTCGGACCAGATCCGCAGCAGCTTCGTTAGGGCCGTACTTCCCACCCTGAGGTGCCGTGTAAACCGAGTTGCCAGCATAGAACGTCGAGATGTTGTGGTACCGCTGATAGAACGGGTAGGCCAACCAGATCAAAGTAACCATGTCGCCGGTCACTTTCCATGCAATCCCGGCGAGGATGTCGTTACCCGAGAGGTCGCTCTCATGGACCATCCACGGCAGGCTGTTCTTGAAGAACGCCATCAGTTCCTCTTTGACCTTCTCACCCCTCGGACCCTCGAACTCTGAGGCGACCATGCCAGAGGTTTGCTCGTTAACGAACCGACAGAAAAGGTTCATCGGGTTCGGAAACCAGACAACGCCCTCAGGGGCAATGGGTTCATGCGGACCCAGTTCTGCTTTCGTGCTCATAACCGCACGCTGAGCAGCGATGTCTCCCATGTGGTCATCGAGAACGAACGGCTCACCATCTAACGCATCGTTCAGCCAGCGGGGTGGCGGCCCCTGCTCACCATGGTGCCCCCGAGTCGGCTGCCTCGCTGCCCGGTTCGTCAGGTTGTCTGGGTCCATAAAGTCGCGTATGTCCATCTTGCCATCGTCGGAACGCAGATACCGCCTGAAAAGCATCGCTCGTCTGAGCGCATTCATCACAGGGTTGTCGTCGGACTCGATCAGCCAGTTGGTTATCCCGGGGGTACCCCATGTGCCACGACTGTGGAAGGCGTCGTTGAGTTCCTCAAGATCGTCGATATCGAAGGTTGCGTCGTCCATACTCCTATTCTAAGGATTACTCACGCACATCACAACCCGAGTTACGCAACAGTCACGTCAGACAGCAAACTTTCCACTATCCGAACAGCTGCCGACTCCGGAGCCCCGCCCTCGAGCTCATGACCCTCGGTTGCTTGATCGACCACGGATCGCTTCTCTGCCAGCAGATCGTAAATCTCCTCATCTACTGTGCCTGCCGTCAACATGTACGTCGCAGTCACCGAACCCTGCTGTCCGATGCGGTGCAGACGTGAATAGGTTTGACTCACATCAGCGGGCGTCCACGGCTGCTCCACGAACAGGATGTCCTGTGCCGCTGTCAGCGTGTGACCCGTCTTCGCCGCTTGGATACTAAGGACGATTACCGGATCGTTCTCCTCTTGGAACCGCCGCTTGGCTTCTTCAACTTCCTGGACCGACATGCCGCCCTGTATCTTGAGACCTCCAAATCGATTCGCGATCTCGTCAACAATGTCTCGGTGATGTGCTGCAACAACGACTTTCCGGCCTTCTTCAACATGAGCCTCGATCCATTCCTCAACGTGTGCCATCTTCGCTTTGGCAGCTAACCGTCGCAGTACGGACAGCTTGACCAACTGCTGCGACGCTTCTGCCCTGAACTTCGCCCTGACTGCTGCCGATGTGGGCGACAACCCCAACTCTCGGGCGATCTCGGCTGCACGGTCCATCAGGTACCGAATGATGTCACGCTTCGCCTTCTCGTATTCTTTCATAGCCGCAACAGATCCATCAACGAGGATCGGGTTATGAAGCACGGGAGGTAGGTCCGGCATCACCTCGTCCTTGGTCCGTCGGATGTAGCAGGTGGAGCGCAACTTGTCGTTGAGTTCCTCAAGATTGGAGTGCCCCTCCAGATGCCACTGCCCCCACTTGTCTTTGAACGCTGCGCAGTACCTTCGGTAGAAGCCCCACTCGCCTCCGAACTTGTCGATCTGTCCGATGATGTCCAGTTGGGCTGCGTACTCGGCTGGACGGTTCGTAACGGGTGTTCCCGTCAAGAGGAGAACCGGGGCCGTTGGTGAGCTGCGGGCGATCTTCTTGCAAGCCTTTGTTCGCTGCGAGGTCTTGGTTTTGGCGTAGTGGCTTTCATCGAATATGTAGCCATTGTGACTTGACAACTGGGTCTGCCATGCGCTAACGTTGCTATAACCTACAATGACTACCTCATAGTCAACGGGGAACTCTTTGCGGTTCGCCACGACCTTGACGGTTCGATGCGGCAGAAAGCGGGAATACTCGCTCTGCCAGTTCAGGACAAGGTTCGGTGGACACACCACGACTGCCGGATATGCATGGAGTACCTCCAATGTGCCTATCCCCTGCAGCGTCTTGCCTAGGCCCATTTCGTCGGCTATGAAGCATCGTTCCGCTCGAACCGCATAGTTGATTCCGGCCTTCTGATACGGGAACAGCTCAGCTTGTAGCCCCGAAACCTCGAGAGATGCATCCGTGGCTCGGCTTGCAGTTCGCAGATCATCGAGTGCCGACTCAACCAATGCCCCCTCC